GATTTTCCTTTTCGTAAGACTTTCGTCCTTTTTCATTGAGTCCTCCTTCGGAGTTCTTTCCTGACTTTTTTGTCCAGGCTGCTCCTTCATTTTGAACTTCCTCTGGAACGCAGTTGGGTACTAGTTTGCCACCTTTCTTTTTCATACCAGCTTTCTTATATCCCTGCCAACACTTCTCTTGAAACTCTTGGAATGTAATTCCTTCAGACTTATTACCATAGTTACTAGCACCCTTCTTACGGCACTGTACTAATCTACCACTAGCATATGCAGAAGGCCATACCTTTGCACTTGCTTTTACTTTCTTATAGCAAGCATCCTTCTCGCCTGCTTTTTCATTGACAAAATCTTCTTTCTTCATCTTATTTGCTTTCTGACGTTTACCCCAATCCATATAAGATTCGCCCTTACGGAGTTTCTTAGGATCTTCTTTTGGTTTAGACGCAGCAGCGCGATCTTCACGGGCACGAGCATTAGCACCAGGACCACCCAATTTACGATCCTTTTCAGGATCTGGATGCCAGAAATCACCACGCTCTAGAATAGTTTCTTCTGTCTTCACGTTTTTTGCCTTCCCTTTACGATCTGGGTTTGGATCTTCAGCATTCTTACGACGGAATGCTGCTTCCTCTTCGCCTTTATTTAGGTTTCTTTTCATTTTACTAGACCCACATTTAGGTTTAGTAGTCTGACCAGGTTGCTTTGCACAAGGTTTTCCTGCATACTTACCACCAAGTTGTACCCAACCAGGTGTTCCATCAGATGATTTACTCTTACCAAACCAGTCACGAAGAGAATTATCTCCAGACTTGTTTGCTTCTCCAAATACATCTTTGTATGTTGGCGGCATTTTAGACATCTCTCCCATAGCCATTTTGTTTGCAGTTTTATGCATCACCTCTTTGGAGCGACCTCCATAGAGTTTACTCCACCTGTGCTTACCCTTCATCATACCCCTAATGTATTTCTTAGCAGTACCATTGACGGCAGGTGGAACATCTGATGCAAAACCCTTTGACATATCAACCGCCTACAACTTGAATTTCTTCAACGACGATTGCTTGACCAGTTGCAGCAATACTTACACAACGCTTGATTACTGCTTGAGATCCGCCGTAACCATACGTGTAATCTGCAGGTGCAGCAGAAGAATCAATGTCGGTGCTAATAGAATTAGGAGTTACTGCAGTAACTTTCTTACCTACTGTTCCTGCCGACAAGAAAGCAGCATTGATTGCAGGAGATGTACCAGCATCTTCTACTGCAATGAAGTCATCTACTGAGAATGGATGTGTGTTGGTAACTTCGCCAAGGTTTGTGCCGAGTTGATAATCTGCAGTCGAATCATCGACTCCTTTTACAATTCTTGCTTGACCAGGTTTGCCACCCTTGAGCAAAAGTGCTTGGTCTTGAATGAGGGTAATTGCAGGACCACCATTGAATGAAACTGTGGCGTCACCTGCAGTTGCGACTACGCGATAGTATCCAGTCTGTACAACTTGATACTCGGTAGCATCAGCAGCGATTGCATTTGTGCTTAAAACATTTAATACTGTCATGTCGTGTTAGTTCGTGTCGGTATTATTTATCTCTTTTTGCTTCTTTAACATCTTTTGTAAGTCCGCAGTACTGCCAACAAACATCGTGTTATTAACAGTAGACGGTCCAGACTTCTTTTCGTCTGCATCTAAATCCTTCATCTTTTTTTGTAAGTCAATCAATTTGTCAGCAGTGTCTGCTACATGTTTAATAAGCTGACCTGCAACTTCATAAGCACGAGGATGATCTGACGCTCGTGCCACGTCAAGTATGCCATCTACTGCCTCCTGACCTTTCATTACCAAACTATGTAACTGAGCACGAGAATACTCATAGTCCTGTTTAACATCAGGAGTATCTGTTTTTTTAAGTTCAGGTTTTACTTTTTCAACATGCTTTTGGAGTTCAGTAGGTTCTGTTCCAAAAGCCTCAGTTAGTCCATCAAAAGGATTGCCCATAGTTAAATAGTCTCATCAGCCCCACTTACGGGATTACGTTTTTTAGTATCTGTAAATTCGGAATAGATCTCATTGAATCCGAAATCATCATCAGCATCTGCTGTAATGGGATCGGGAGTAACTGTATAACGAACTTCTCTTGGTGCCGAAGTTGTATCCGTACTTGAATACATATCGGTAATAACTTTCTTGATGACCTTGCTTTCGGTAACAGGACCGTACAGATAAGTTTTTACTGTAAACTGTAACGTGTAAATGACTGCTCTGCGCGTTGAGAAGTCACCTTCATAATCATCTTGGTAATCAATATTAGACAAGACCACAGGAACATCCTTGGACTCATTCATTGCTGGCAATAATTTAACCGAAAGATTATAATGCGGTTGAAAGAACGGTAGGATCTGTTCTAAAATTTGCAAACCATCTTCTTGATTCTTAGATATAATAGAAAGTTCAAACCCTAGATTATAGGGAACGGGCATAAAAACATTGCTGTTTTTATCGGAATCATTTGCAATTTTAATTTTTTGAGTAGGTGATACCTTCCTAGCAGAATCATATTGAATACTATTAATCTCAAAAGAGATTCTAGGTAGAGTAATCTGGACTCTTTTGTTAGTAGGATCAGGTACTTGATCTAGACGCGCCAGAAACTTTTGCTTAGGACCGTATGCCAGAGGCACTTTCATCACTTCGTCAGAACGACGAATTTCGATGTTGTTGAACAAAGTTCCAAACGCAACAACAGTCTTTCTAAAAATTTCGTTATATGAGTATGTGCCTAACATCAGATTGTAGTATCAGTAGTGGATCCAACTGAACCAAAGGGATTACCTTCGGTGAAGTCTAGAATATCATCATCAGCAGTTTCAAAGGAATAGTTCTGATCGATGCTATCTGCAGTGTTGGTATTATTTAGAGTGTTATAAGATTCTGGACTCCAGAGAGCACCAGATGTCAATCCTTTAATTGTTTCTGAAGTATTGAAGGTTCCTGATCTATTGATAACTTGGAGTTCTCTTGAAGAACTATTCCAGGATTTGACTTCTGCTCTAGAATCTTTGGGAGAGTAGTCCACCGATACAGTAGGTGCACTAGTATAACCTGTGCCCCCACTTGTAACAGAAATACTAGTGACAATACCAACACTAGAAACCGTAGCAGTCGCTGTAGCACCACTTCCACCACCTCCTGTGATTGTAATAGTAGGTGGTAGAGCAGACTTATAGTGCTCTCCACCATCGGTAACTGTAAAGGATGAAACTGCATCACCAGTAATTGCTGCAGTTGCTGTAGCAAGATAGAGATCACCAACAATCTCTTCACCAACAGTAAAGTCGCCAGAACCTCCAGCGTCCATTACTAGTTTGATACTATTAGCAAACGCTGTTTCAATAGCATCAATTTCAGTAACACCAGTATCAAGTTCTTCGTCACTGTACTCAAAGAGTTCACATTGACATTCCCAAACGTAACCCTTTCCTAATTGGTAGAAAGGTCGTTCTGCTTCTACAAACTTGATCTCAAATAAATGTTTTGTTCTAGGAAAATATATTAAATCTCCTTCGTTTGGTCGTCCTTCAACATTGAGGACTTCCAAGTCATCAACTTTTTCTTTAAATTTTTCACGGGAGAAAATAAACGTCGTCTTATCTTCGACGCGAACTCCAAATTTGCTAAGTAACTCGCCTTGCCCTTCCCATCCATCAACATTATTGACATAAGCCCTGACTGCCCTCGCGCTGTCAAACGACGAATCAATGTCTTCTCCGAGGATCGTATCACGGTTGACCAACGTGCGAGGAAGGTAGAAAATATCTTGTCCATATATTTCAATGCTTTCGACAATAAGATTCTCCATGAACTTCTGCTCTTGAGCAGACCCATTAATATTCAATCTACACGATGATGTATAATCTGATTGTACGCAATCTGATGGATTTGGGTTTGTATATGCCATATTAGCCTACAAGATCGAGAGGGGGAATTTCATACATATTACGAAGTGATTCTTCTTGGTCCTTCTTAAACTGACTAGCATCTTCAAGAATCTGACGACCATTAAGAGTCACACCACCAAGCATTTGAATGCCATCATACTTACTAAGATTACGACCCCATTGCTGTTGGAACAATGCTTCCACGTAATCTTTCAACCAGGAATCATTATACATGCCAGTAAAAGTATCTGGATCTTGACGCATAACAACTTCTACTACAATTTGATTGCCAGTCTGTAAATCTGCCCAATCAAAGTCTAAGTAAAGTCTTCCCTGATGTTCATTAAATCTTACCCTACGATCTTTTTGTGAGTTAGTAACAAAGTCAAGAGTCTCAAGGTATTGAGATGTCATAAAGTAGTGAAGAATGTGTCCATGCGTCATTGCATAGATGTCATTCAGGAAGATCTGGTATTTGATATTGAAGATATTACCAGGGACAATACTAGAAGCACCGATAGAAGTATAAACATGGTTAACACCTAATACACCAGGAGGAAGTGATACATACTCATTCCCTTCTGTCCAATCAGTACCACTGATAGCACTACCAGTTCTGGCAGCAGTCTTAATGGCATCAGTTACTTCAATTTTGATGAATGCTTTGTAACTTCCATTGTAATGAAACTCTTGATAGTAATCAATTGCTTCTTCGATCAGGTCATCCAATTGCTCATCACAAACGTTGATATCAATAGAAGGATATCCTAAACGTCTAAGAGCATAGTTTTTTAACTCAGTTTTAGTAGCGGGTCTAGTTGCGGACATTTGTTATCAAGCGAATGAGGAGATAGTAAGAGTAGTAACATCATTAGCACTGACGACTTCTCCAACTTTGAAGAATCCATCAACAGTATCAACGGTAATTGCACTACCAGCGAGGGCAGTGATAACACCTGTGGTGCCACTGGTAGCACCTGTCACAGTTGCACCGACTTCCATCGTTGTGATATCAGTCAGATTCAGTGTTGCATTAGTGGCAACAGTAGCAACATCAACTGTACCACCTGCAGCAGGGTTGAGACCGTCTGCTCCAGTGGGTTGAACAATAGTGATTGTCTCACCAACAACATATCCAGTACCACCGTCGTTAATAGTAACGTTAGTGATTGCACCAGCAGAGGCAGCAATATCAACAGTGAATGAGGCAGATCCAGATCCACCTGTTGTTGCCAGAGCAGTTCCTGTGACATAGTTAGAACCGCCTGCGAGAGATGCTAGGTTCAGTGACAATACCTTACCAGCATTGGGGTTAGTAACAGTCACAGTATCAGAAATCAGATAATCAGAACCACCTGCATTAACTGCAGCAGCAGTGATTACACCACCAACAACAGTAGTATTAACTGTCAGGGAAGAACCTGTACCACCTGTTGTTGCAACCCCAGTTCCAGCAACAAATCCACCACCACCACCATTAACAACACCAGCGGTAACAACGGCACCAGGTGTAGGATCACCAGAGAGATTTAAGGTTAGCGTGGTAGTAGTTGCAAGGTTGGTGAGCATTGCTTGTAGTTGAGCGAATGCATTATCCAGTTTTGCCTGTACTCTTGCCTCAGTGTAATACTGATTAGTACCTTCTGAAAGATCCGAAGTTGACTTGCTGGAAAGATCCAGGTTTGCACCAGTCTGTAAATTGACTCTTGCATCAGCACGAGCATTTGTGTGATAGAGATTGGTAGAACCTTCACTCAGATCATCAGTGTCTGCTGCAGCGATACGTGCATCAGCGCGAGCATCTGTATAGTAGAGGTTAGTACCTTCTGCAACTGTATCAGTATTACCCTGAGTATATGTCAATACACCAGTGGTAGAATTGTATGCTAGTTGTGTGCTGTCCTCAGAGATTGCAGCTCTTACTCTAGCAGTTGTGTGATAGAGATTGGTAGAACCTTCAGATAAATCATCAGTATCAGCAGCAGCAATTCTTGCATCTGCTCTAGCGTCTGTGTAGTAGAGGTTAGTACCTTCTGCCAAATTAGCAGTATTCTTACCCGCGAGACTTGCATCAAAGCGTGCCTCGGTGTAGAAGATATTCGTAGAACCTTCAGTTACGTTATCGGTATCAATGTCTGCCTGAGTGACACTCAAAGCACCTGCACCACTAAGTTCTATACCTGTGCCGTATGTGAAGTGTGTGCGGGTCCTAGCAGCGGTTGTAAAGAGGTTTGTGGAACCTTCAGTTACATTGTCGGTATTAACGTCTGCCTGCGTTACAGAGAGCGTATAGGTGCCTGCAGTGTCATCATATACCTTAGTAATACCAGTGCTAGCAACAAACAGTGCGTCGATTCTGTCATCAACACGCTCGTTAGTGAAGTAAAGATTAGATCCTTCTGAAAGGTCACCAGTATCATGATTGCTGATACTAGATACTTGACCAGTAACATTACCAACTAATGCTGCAGTAATAATTCCAGCGGCAAAGTCACCCGATCCGTCACGAAGGACAAGGTTATTTGCTGAGTTACTTGCTGTGGAAGCAACGTTAATTGTTGGATTACCAGCAACACCATCAGCATTAGTCAGCGTAATACCAGAGGATGATGTGACAGCAAGTGTGCGTTGAGCATAGGTATTTGCAGCAGTTCTTGCTACGAAACCAGTGCCTGCCATCGCAGCGAGTGCAGTGATGTCTGCATCGTTGTAGGTAGTGCTGATAGTTACATCGGCAGAACCATTAAATGATACGCTACCATCAACAACACCGTCGATTGTGACTGTTCTTGCAGTCTTGAGGATATCTGCACTAGAAGCATTACCCAAGAAACCAGCAGCAGCACCTACACCGCTAGCAGCAGTAATTTGATTAGCAGCAAAGTCACCGTTAGAGTCACGATTAACAACAGTAGTTGCAGTGTTTGCACTTGCAGTTGTCATGCTGTCCAGAAGATCAGCATTCAGATTGTTGATCTTAGCAGTGGTAGGAATAACCAGAGCAGGACCAGAAGAAACCTGAGAGATGATTTGACCATCTACAGTCAGGGTGCCATCAATATTGGCATTGGCATCAACATCAAGAGATGTACCAGCACCAGTAATATTGATAGAACCAGCACGAAGAGCACCATCTGTACCAGAAAGAACTTCAGAGGAGTTACTTGCACTTGTTAGGAATGCGAATTGGTTGGCGGATCTATCGTATCCGAAGAAACCAATTTTCGCAGAGCCGTCGTAATAACGGAATTCAACACCACGATCCTTAGCGTCGTTAGACGTTGGTGCTGTGTCACCACC